CAGCTGCGGGTCAGACCCGGTTATACAACGATTCGGCAGTTTTTCGGGCCTGTGCGCGGAATCTGGAATGGCTATGTGGCAGGAAAAGAAAAGACCGTCTGCGTGGCAGACGGCGGTGTGTGGGAACTGCTGGAAGATGCGATTCTGCGCATTGGCGATATCTGGGATGGGCCAACGACGATGTTTGGTTTCGGCGGGAAAGTGTACTTTCTCAACGGGCACGAATATCTGGTCTGGGACGGCGAGGGCTATGTGGACACGGTGGAGGGATATGTGCCCCTGGTGACCACGGCTATGAGACCGGATGGCGGCGGCATGGCAGTAGAAAATGTGAACCGTCTGACAGGGAGGCGGCGCTGCCGCTTTTCTGCCGATGGCAAGGCCACAGCCTATCATCTGCCGGAACAGGGTCTGTTGCGGGTGGACAAGATTGTGGTGGATGGGAAGAATCTGGCGGCTGGCTGGTCCGCTGAACTCACGACAGGCATCCTCACCTTTGACACGGCGCCCCAGGCGGGCAGTGACAATGTGGAGGTTTGGTACACCATGCCCAATACCCTGCGGGCCCTGGTGGAAGGCATGCGGTACGCCGAGCAGTTCAACGGCGCGGCGGACACCCGCGTGTTTTTGTATGGCGATGGTTCGGCAAAAGCCATTTATTGCGGCGTCAAAGAGGATGGACAGGCATCGGCGGAATATTTCCCCGATCTGTATGAGATGCAGGTGGGCAGTTCCAATGCGCCCATTACCGGCATGATCAAATACTACGACCGGCTCATGAGCTACAAATCCGATGGCGGCGCCTACGCCACCCAGTATGATATGACTACCCTGGCAGACGGTACGGTGATTCCCGGCTTCCGAACCGTGGCCATCAACCGGGAAATCGGCAACAATGCCATGGGTCAGGTGCGGCTTGTAAGAAACGTACCCCGTACCCTGTACGGCGGCAATTTGTATGATTGGGTCATGGTCAACTATGGTACCCGCGATGAGCGCAATGCCAAGCTCATCAGCCAACGGGTACGGCAGACCCTGATGCGGGCGGATCCGGAGAAGATCTTCTGCTTTGATGATGATGCAGCACAGGAGTATTACCTGTTTCTGAATAATGAGGCCGGCACCGTACTGGTTCACAACTATCTGGCGGATGTGTGGTACTGCTACACGGCCCTGCCGGTGGTGTGTGCTGCCCGGCAGGGCGGGCAGCTGTTGTTTGGGTTCTCCGATGGCAGGTTGGCCCTCTTCCGGGCGGAACAGCCCAATGACGATGGGCGGCCCATCGATGCCTTTTTTGCCGGCGGTCATATGTCATTCGGTGAAGACTTCACACGAAAATACAGTGTGACCACCTGGGTATCGGTGAAGCCTACAGACAACGCCAATTTGGAAGTGTCGGCCCGCAGCGACCGGAAAAGCGAATATGGAGACAAAGCCATTTCTGTGTGCCTTTCCACCTTCCGCAGCGGCGACTTTTCCCGGTGGAGTTTCCTGACCAGCCGCAGTCCCAAAATCAAACGGCTGAAGCTGAAGGTAAAGAAATTTGTCTATGCGCAGCTGATTCTGAAAAGCTGCTTCCGGGCATCGGATGCCACGGTGCTGGGTGTGGATTTTGAGGTGCGGTATGGCGGCAAGGCCAGGTAGACCGTGGAACCGATGATGCGTTACAGAATGGAGATGGAGGAAACATGGAGAATTTGGTGATTTGCATGCTGTTCCTGCTGGGGTGCGGCGCTTTGGCCCTGCAGATAATGGCGGCAGCTGCGGTCCGTAAGGTTCTGGAGGACACAGAGAAGAGACCTGCTGCGCTGGCGGAGCTGCCGGAAGAAGTGGAGCAGCGGCGGGTGGCGGCAGAGGCGCAGCGGCTGTATGAACAGGGATTTGTCAATCTCATGCGGTACGATGGCAGTCCCGGCGGGAAGGAGCGTGAAAAGCTGTGAGAGATCCCGGTTGGGAACGGGTTTGGCAGGCATACAACAAGGGTGTCATGTTCAATGAGCAGATCGGGTTGTATGACACTGTGGAGAACAATGAGAACTTTTTTATCGGCAAACAGTGGGAAGGTGTGGAGGCCAACGGAAACCCTACGCCCACATTTAACTTTTTGAAGCGGGTCACCTTGTTTCAGGTGGCTACCGTTTCTTCTGACAGCGTCACCATGCAGGCATCACCGCTGGGAGCATCTGCCCTGCTTGGGGAAAAACAGGTGGAACAGGTGGCAGATGTGGTCAGCAGACAGTTTGATTCCTTGTTTGAGCGGAATAAAATCACGGCTTTGATCCGGGAGTTCATGCGAAATGCGGCAGTGGATGGTGACGGCTGCACCTACACCTATTTTGATCCCGATGCGGAAACGGGACAAGATGCCAGAGGGGAACTGGTGACAGAGATCGTGGAAAACACCCGGGTGATGTTCGGCAATCCCCATGACCGGGAGGTGCAGAAACAGCCCTGGATCCTGATCACACTGCGCCGGCCTGTGGAAGAGGTGCGGCATATGGCCCTTCGAAACGGATTCGATCCCGACGATATCCGGCCTGATGAAGAACAGGGAAGAATGGGTCAGCACTTTACGGACGATCAGGTGACACTGCTGGTCTACTTCTGTAAGGACCCGGAGACGGGCAGCATCTGGGCGGGCAAATATACCCATAAAGGGCAGGTGGAACCTTTCCGTGACACAGGGCTGAAGCTGTATCCTATCACATGGATGAACTGGGATTATGTGCAGGACTGCTACCACGGTCATGCCCTGATTTCCCAGCTGATCCCCAATCAGGTGTTTGTGAACCAGCTGTTCGCCATGGTCATGCGGAGTTTGCAGACTACGGCCTTCCCCAAGATCATCTATGACAAGACCCGCATCCCCCATTGGGACGGCGGTGTGGGCAGAGCCATTGGCGTCAACGGCGGTGATATGAATTCCATTGCCAAGATTATGGATCCTGCTTCCGTATCGCCCCAAATCAGCCAGTTTATCGATGCGGCTATCAACTACACCCAGCGGTTTATGGGTTCCACCGATGTGGCTCTGGGTGATGGCAGACCGGACAACACTTCGGCGATTGTGGCGCTCCAGCGGGCCAGCAACGCGCCCCTGGAATTGGTGAAGCGGAATATGTACCAGGCGGTGGAGGATCTGGGCCGGATCTATCTGGATATGATGAGGGTTTATTACGGCGTACGGTTGGTAAAAGCCCGCCTTTTCCAATCGGAGATGCCGCTGCAAATGGAACTGCGGCAGACAGATCGGGCAGCGACCTTCGATTTTTCTGTTTTAGAGCAGCTGCCCTTGCAGCTGAAGCTGGATGTGGGCGCATCCTCCTTCTGGTCGGAGATCACATCGATCCAGACATTGGACAACCTGCTTCTGCAGAATCGAATTTCCCTGGAGGATTATCTGGAACGGATACCCGATGGCTATGTCTCCCGGAAACAGGAGCTGATCGACAAACTCCGGGGAGAAAAGATCGGTTTGATGGATAAAAACCGGTCGTAGATGGAGGTGAAGACACATAGATGAGTATTCCGAAAATGACAAACGATCTGGCGGTCATCCAGAAACTTTCTGACCTCCCCAATTCCACGGAGGGTCTGACCGCCGACCAGCTGAAAGCCAAGTTTGACGAGGCGGCGCTGGAAATTCAGAAGTACATCAATGAAAAGCTGATTCCTGCCATTGTGGCGGCGAAAATCCCGTTTACGGCATCCTCTGAAATCAATGCCGATAACATTGACGCCGCAATCCGGGAGGTACAGGGTCAGGTCAAGGACGCCAGCTCCGGCACCATTGTCAACGGCTCTGTGACCACGGAAAAGCTGTCCGCCGCGCTGCTTGCCAGAGTGTACGGCGGCAGACCCTGGGTGAGCCTGAACACCCCCGGCAGCGCACAGAACAAAGAAACCGACTTCCCCATCGGTCAGATCTGGCTGCGGCCCGCCTTTACGGTGGTCAACGCGGCAAAGGATAACTGGACGGCAAGCGGCTGCAGGGTATCCCATGCAGGAGATCGGTTTACGGTGACCGGCGATCAGACGGTGGCGACTGCTGCGGTCACGCAGGTATTGGCCAATATCGGTCAGGACGGCGACCGGGTCATGGCGCTGTTCGGCATCCAGAACAAAGACGATGAGATTACCGATTTGACTGTCAGCCTGAACAGCGGCGAGGCACAGGACACCGCCGCAGGCGTGTTTGAAAGCACACTGGTGGGCGGCGCATTGACGGTGCAGATCAGCGCCACATGGCCCTCCACTTCTCTGGCAGGCGGCAGCTTCGATGTGGTCAACTATGCTGTGGTCAATCTGGATCAGGTGCTGCGGCAGGCTGCGGATGCGGAAGATATGACCGATTGGGCTGGTTTCCTGAACGGCCTGCTGCCTCTGGACAATTACACATCCCCGGAGGAAGTGTTTATCCAGACCATCAACGGCAGTTGGTGGCCCGTGGGCAAACAGGTCTACCCCGTAGAACGAGGCGGCACAGGCCTGAACATCATTGGCAGGGGTGAGCTGCTGGTAGGCGGCGACGGCAACACCATGGAAAAGCTGGCAGTGCCGACCGAAGATGACAGCTTTTTGTTGTACTCTGGCGGCAGGCCCATATGGGCTGCGCCCGGTTATGAAACCAGTGTACTGCGGGTCAAAACCGGCAGTTACACCGGAAACGGCGGCGGTTCCAGAACCATCACACTTCCTGTGAAGCCAAAGATGTTTCATGTTTCTTATACAGGAGCCCCGCCTAGCAATTACGGCGGCAGCGGAGAAACCTCCGACAGACCTTGTACGATTGCACAGGGCTGCAAGGACTATGCAAAGTATGCCGTCCACAGTGAAGATGGAACCAGTTATGAACAAGCTTCCGTCGAGCTGAGCGGAAACAAATTTGTGATGCATAGCCCGTATTTCTGTAACCGAAGCGGCATCACCTACAACTGGGTTGCAATTTATTAAGGAGGTGGACAGATGGCAACTTTGAGCAATGCGGATAAGCAGAACCTGAATGCCGAACAGCAGAAACAGGTTCTTGCGCTGAAAGAACAGTGGGCGGCAGCCAATGCTGCCGGCAACACAGCCGAAATGGAGAAAGCCCACAAGGCGGCAGAGGCCATCCGCGCCTCTTCTGCCAACGGCGCATACTCCGGCGGCACAGGCGGCAACAGCTATACATCCCTGTCCAATGGCGGCGGCAACCCTTATATGAAAAGCAGCACGTCCAACGGCAATGCTGCTCTGAGCAGCGCAGATAACGCCCTGTTGAACACAAGCCAGCAGCAACAGATCGAGGCTCTGAAAGCGGCATGGGCACAGGCCAATGCGGCAAACGATCAGGCTGGTATGGACGCGGCACACCAGCAGGCAGAAGCACTACGCCAGTCTGCCGGTTATTCCGGCGGAACAAACGGCACGGGCCACAACCTTTTGGGCGCAAATGCCGGTGGCATGACGGCTGACGATATGGCGAATTGGCTGGCGGACTATCAGGCTACCAACTACCAAACCGGCAACGGCTGGACAAACGGCTATTCCACCGCCATGAATGTGCGGAGCAAGGCCAATAAAGTGCGGCAGCAGATGCTGGCAAATGAGCAGGCCATGGCCGGTGCAGACGATGCGACCAAGACATATCTGCACGAACAGAACCTGGCTCTGGCTCAGCTGCTGTATCAGTATACCGGTCACACGGACAAGACCACATGGTACAACGAGGAAAAAGGCCGCTGGGAGACGGAAAACCCCGATGTGGGCTACGGCTACTATGTGCAGAGCGATAATCCGAGTTATACCGACTTGTGGAAAAAGCACAAGGGCTATACGGACGAGGATATTCAGAAGTTCGCCAATGATACGAGCTACTACTACAACTTTGTGGATCCCCGGCTGAACCGGCTGGCGATCGACGAAAGCCGTGGCTACACCGGCATTTACAGCCAGTTTGCCAACGGACCTTATGCCCAGCTGCTGGGCGGCGGCACCCATGACGGTTCTGTTAACCCCTCGGTCTATCAGGACGTAATCGGAGACGGTTTCGGGCAGGAAGCGCCCATGGGCCATTTCACACCTATTCGGGATGAAAACGGCAACGTTCTGAACGCCAGGCTGCCGGAGCTGAAAAACAACAATGCCATGTCGGACTACACCAACCAGTTCACCAGTTATGTACAGGGCGGCGTGATTCAGCCCGGTATTCTGGCGGCAAGCCATCCCGGCGGCGGAAACTATGGCAGTGGGCAGAAAGGAACGGCTAACGGTATGTACACTCATGTAACAAACGGCTATGTGGACGCCAGCGACCCCCGCTATACCGGCGGTATCAACCGGGATGTGGCGGCATCCACCGCAGAAGATCCCAACAACACTGCCGGTCAAGACGCATACTGGGATATTTTCAAGAACTCTCCGCTCGGTAAGGCGCAGGGTGCAAGCGGTTCTTCCGGTGGTGGCGGTACCTATGAGGACTATATCAATCAGATGTACGCGGCGGCTCTGGAAGCGCAGCTGGCACAGCTGAAATCCAGCTATGACCAGAACATTTCTGAGCTGGATGCCAGCAAGGGCAAGGTGGACGACACCTACACCGAGCAGAAGCGGCAGACCACCGGCACCAATGCCCAGCAGGCGGCAAACTGGCGGGAAATGGCCAACGCCTATGGACTGAATTCCGGGGCTATCGGTCAGGCGGCACTGGCTCAGAACAACCAGCTGCAGAGCGACCTCAGTACCCTTGGCGCCGCGCAGGCTGCGGCCCAGGCGGAGATCCAGCGGCAGCGGACACTGTTGGGACAGGAATACCAGACGGCGATCAATCAGGCCCTTGCGGAGAACAACTATGAGCGGGCGTATGCACTGTACGAAGAGGCTGTCCGGGCGGAAAACATGCTGTGGCAAAAGGAGAAATACTACACCGATCTGTCGTTGAGCTATCTGAAGCAGCTTCTGTAAAGGGGGCAGCAGCATGATCGCAAAAGAAAAACTGCTCGTGGCCCAGGATAAGGGACAAAAGCAGCGAAAAAACGGGGAGATGGATTCAAAAAACACGCAAACGGTGGCAAGGCAAAACCAGGTGGTCAGTTCACCCAGTGTGAAAAAACCGGGAAATTCCCAAAGTGCACGGGTGACAATGCGGCTGGACAGCGATCAATATGCGACCGGTATCGACGTGCAGAAACGATTGGTGGAGCAGGATAAGAAAGGGAAGAGCGCGAAAGACGTGTATCGCCCCGGCAATTTGGCGGACAGCCTGTTCAAGACACCGAACTATGTTTCCGATTTCGCCATGTCTGGCATAGCGGGTATGGCAAACAGTTTAATCGCGGGGCTGCAGGACAACGACGAAGACGTAAAAGCGCGAGAAGCTGCCAGGAAGGCCCTAGAGCAGCAGAAAGCCGCCTTGGATAAAGCCCTTAACGACCTCTATCAGCAAATGGAGGGCTATAAAAACAACGGCCAAACAGACAAGGTTTTGGCGGCAGAACAGGAATATGCCGATATCAACAAGCGCATTGCCCAGACACAGGCAGAGATTAACGGCATCTCCTCGCAAGAGGCCGCTGTCTGGGAGGCTAAACGGTATGGTGAAATTATGTCAACCGGTGACGGATCGTTGATGTACAATCTGAGGCGTCTTGTCGAGCTAAAAGGTGCAAAAATGCAAGATGCTGGATTGCAGGGAGATGACCGCAGAAGCAGCCTGACGGAATCGGAGATTCAGTATAACGAACTTTACAACAGCCTGAAATCTAAATACGGAGATCAGGTGAACGGCTGGATTGCCTATGTTGAACGCATGGGCAACAAGTCAGCAATGGCCGAGCGCATGAACGCGGCCAGACGGGCAGTGGAGAGCAAGCCGTTTTGGACATCCCTTGGCTCTGCTCCTCTGAATATGTTTTCCGGCGCTGGTTATCTGGATGTAATCGGACAAAACATCCAGAGATCTATTACTGGCAGCGATGTACCTATTGACTACAACAGCCCTGCCCAGAGCGCCTCTAAGATGGCCAACACCATCCGAGGCACGGTTTCTGAGGATATGGGCGGCGTTGGCAAATTCCTTTACAACACCGGTATGTCGATGGCTGACACACTGGTGGCAATGCCCATGGGCAGCTTTGGCATGGCAATGCTGGGCGGCTCTGCTGCTACAAACGCTATGCAGAGTGCCATTGAGCGCGGTGCAAGTGACGGGCAGGCGCTGAAAATCGGCCTTGCAGCCGGTGCCATAGAAACAGTCATGGAGAAGTTGTCCATTGACAGTCTGTTTGGTTTGAAATCTCCGAAAGCTGTTCTGAATGTGATGAAGCAGGCGGGCGTAGAGGGTACGGAGGAAGGTCTGACGACCATTGCCAATACTGTTGCAGACGCCATTATCATGGGCGACAAGAGTGAGCTGAACACCACAAAACGCGCCTATATGGCAAATGGCTACAGTCCTGACCAAGCAGAGGGTATGGCCTTGAAAGAATGGGGCCTGGGTCTGCTGACTGATGTGGCGGGCGGTATGCTTTCCGGTGGAGTGTTTGGTTCGACAAAGACGGCTGTCAGTACATATGGGAAACGAAATGCAGTTGATGCACGGTCTGGGATGACGTATGATAGCATCAGAGAAGAACTCGATTTTGAACGGCAGTTTATGGATGGATTCAACGCGGAGGAGGAACTGGATGACGGCGAAGAAAGACTATATTTACGCAACGGCAGCCAATGGGATAGAGGTCCGAATTCCGGCGGAACGATATCTGCAGTGGAAACAGGCCCAGGACGAGATCAGGGCCTGCAAGCGGAAACCGCAGCAGCAGACGGCGGAACAGCTGCGCTTTCTTATGGGCAAAAAGTAAGCGCTGCATCACTTGGTATCCCCGGCGGTTCCGCAGAGTCGAACATTCGTATTGTGACCGGCGGTGAATCAGCAGCGACCAGAGCGGCAATGAAGACTGCAAAGGACAACGGACTGCAGCTGACACTATTTACGGGCGGCAATCTGCAAATCACCAATGAGTCCGGAAAAACGGACAGTGTTCGTGGTTATATATCCGGTGACAAAGTCTTTGTCCGCGCAGATCATCCCACCTATACGGCGGATCAGATCATGCGGCATGAGGCGGGGCACGCGAGAATTGCCAGAGGTGAGATCGATGCCCGGCAGATCCGGGAAAGGATCAGGCATAGATACGGTATCAAGCGCATGAATGAGCTGTCGGGGCTTTACACGACGGCCTATGCGGGATCGGGACTGAATGCAGATGAGATCTGGGAAGAAGTTGTCTGCGATTCTCTGGGGGATATGAATATCTTTCGGGAGCTCCGGAACGGCAGAATGGTGGAGACGGTTCTGCACGAGGTGCGAGCACAGGCAGAAACCGGGGTGCAAAGCGCCAGGGGACCGCCCACGGAGAATATGAGTGTCCTACCCAAGATGAGTCGTGGAAACTGGCACAGTAATTTACCAAAGAGGCAAATGATAGAACTGTGTGAGTGGGTAAAACGTGACATACGAACCAGTGAAAACCGTGTAAGCGACACTGCAAACTGGGCATTTCGAATGTACAACGGTGCACCTGAGTTCTCAATTTATAGCACGCAAGATCCAAGTGAGCCTACGATTTTGTATGCAGTGAAGGGTGCGCAGGCGGAGTATGAGAGAACTTATCTAGAAAAAGAATTAGAGAGGATAGGCTATGGCAGAAGTATTGACGGAGAATCAAGAGCTATTAACATCGTACTTAGCGGCAGTTGGCTGCTCGACACTGGCAGTACTGGTGATAGTGACGGAACTGTGGGACGAGAACGCAGTTCTGGAGATGCTGAAGTATTGCGCAAGTCATCCAGACGCAAGCCAAGCGCAGCTTTTGAAAGCGTCCTCCGAAATCTCCTGCAAGCTGAAATTGAGGGATCGGGAGGAAAATACAGCCGAGAACTGGGAATGACCCCTGTTGTGGAGCATCGAAATAGCGGAGATATAGCGGATGAGAAGATCCTGCGGCAGATGGAGGCACTGAAGGCACAGTATCGAAAATTGCAGGAAGACGAGGAGCTGGAAAAGGCATTTCTGCATGGGTTTAATATGGAGGAGTAGAACACTCCTGTTATACTGAAAAATCCGCTGGCCAAGATGTCCTTTGTGCGGAACTTTGGCAGCGGATTTGAGGAAGCGAAGGCCAGCGGAGCCAGCGATGCGGAGGCACTGACGGCGGCGGGGCTTTCCGGTTTGGCGAATGCACTGGTAGAGACCAGCGGCGGTATCGAGGTTTTGCCGGGAAAGGCGGGAGCCGGATTCCGGGCATGGGCAGGATCGGCGCTGCAGGAAGGTTTGGAAGAGCCGGTACAGGGCGTGGTCTCCAATGCAGTGAGTAAGGGGATCTATGACCCGGCGAGGCCAGTTGTGTCCCTGACAGATCCGTATGCAGTAATCAATCCATATCGAATGGGTCAGGAGTTTGCCACAGGAGCTACTGTGGGCGCAATCCTGAGCGGCGCAGAGTTGGCTGTAGATGGCATTCAAAGAATCGATTTATCCCGAGTAGCAACAAATGACGCGAGAAAAGTGAAGGAACTTTCTGTTGCAAACGGATTGCAGATAAAGGCATTTATCTACAACGCATTTCAGAAAAAGAATGATTATCAGTATTTGAGCGTTGGCAAAGTATCGTCTCAACTTGTTGCGGACATACAAACAGTTGGAATTGACATAGCTGGTTACGATCATGCGATACGCGATAATGATTTGTGACACATCAGAAGAAGCCATGGAGATTTATCCAATGATAAATACAAGGTTTCAGAAACAGATTTGGAAAAAATACCTGAAATCGTTGAGAATTATGATGTACTTTATTTAGGATACAAAACTTCAAAAGGTAATCAAACGATAGCATATGAAAAAACCATCGACCAAAAAGTCTTCTATGTAGAAGAAATTCTGGAAGATGGTGTATTGACTACTAAGCAAATGTTGAAAACCGGCATTAACAGTAAACCTAGCTTTCTGAAAAAGTTTAAAAAGGTAACCAGAGCAAGCCCTGATACCGATGTGCCGCTCGAAGCGAAATCAACAGGCCGAAGCCCCCCCGGCAAACACGTCCAAGACGCAAGACCCTACACTGGTTACAATAATAATCTAACATCTTTTATAGGATCTGTCAATGGAGCGAATTTGATGGATCAGCACGCATGGCAAATGCCGGTGTGGCCAGTGGGAAATCTGACGGTGCCGATGCAGACACAGGCGGAGATCCTGCGGCAGGTAGAGGCCGTACGGGCGCAGTACCGGAAGGAGCTGGGGGAAGCAGAGCTGGAACAGGCGTTTCTGCATGGGTTTAACATGGAGGAGTAAAACACGCCTGTTTTACTGAAAAATCCGCTGGCCCAGGTGTCCTTCATACGGAACTTTGGCAGCGGATTTGAAGAGGCGAAGGCCAAGGGAGCCAGCGATGCGGAGGCGCTGACGGCGGCGGGACTTTCCGGTTTGGCGAATGCACTGGTAGAGTCCAGCGGCGGCATTGAAGCTCTGCCTGGGAAAGCCAAAACAGGCGGGTTCCGGGCATGGGCAGGATCGGCGCTGCAGGAAGGTCTGGAAGAACCGGTACAGAGTGTGGTCTCCAACGCGGTCAGC